CGACGCCTTGGCAAAGCCGTTGACCGCATTCGACATGCGCTTCGACTGCTGCTCGACCGTGGTCGCGCTTGCCTTGAAGCCCTGCGTGAACTTCGCGGTATTGGTGCTGAGGTCGATGGAGATGGAGCCGACTGTTGCGACCATGTCAGTGCATCACTCTCGTTATCAGCCGGGCCATCGCGTATTGCTGCGCTAAGGTCTGCCGCTGCGGCTTGGCCTTGGCAAACATCGCGTCTTCGGTCTTGGGAAGGTGCTTGTGGTCAATGCGCTGGTAGATCGCCGTGCGATAGGCAAGGCGCGACATGTTTTCTTCGGAAGCGCGGAAGGCAATCACCACGTTGTTCGCCGTCATGCCCCAGAAATCGCGCGCGGTAATGCCGGCCCGTAAAGCAAAATGCAGCAGATACTGCGTCAGGCTTTCGTGGCCTTCGTAGGGTTTGCCTTGTCTGCCTTTTGCGGCTGCTCGTTTTCGTTGGCGGCCACCCATTCGTCATGGGTCTTGCCGTACCTGAACAGCGCAAATGCATCGAGGCATTTTCGGGCGATCGGCTCGACCGGCGGCGGCACTTCCGGCAGTTCCTTGACCACCGCGCCGTCCGGTCCGCGCAGCGATACTTTCAGGAACGCCATCAGGTAGGTCGCCGACATCACGGCAATGCCCAGCCCGACCTTGTGCGCGAAGTCGAATGCGCCAAACTCGGTCTCGAGGATGCCCTGCCCGTGCATGTCGAGCCGGATGGTGAAACCTTCGCCGAACTCCGGTGCGTCGACTTCGGCAATGAAGCGATTGGCCATCACGGCGTCCCGTCACTCCACACCGGCGAGGACGACATGCTGATCGTGCCGCTATAGGTGACCATGTCGCCGGCCGGCGCGGTGATCGAGAACTGCGTCACGACGCCGTCGAAGGCGCAGATCGGCAGGGTGGTCGGCGCACCGACGCCGCCATTGTCGGCCCCGCTGAAATCGGCTTGGAAGGGGGCAGTCGCGCCGGACTCGAACATGCCGAGGATGCCATCGGGTGGCGCCTGCTCGGTGCTGTCGGGATCGAAGTGGCCCTCGAATGTGACGGTCGCGGTCTTGTAACCGGCCTTGTATTCCCGATAGCCGCTCGTGCTCATCAAGTGCGTGGCGTCGATCTGGTCTGCCGACTGCTCGAGCGAGAAGTTGGTCGTGTTGCCGATGTGGGTATAGACGACAGGGCCGGTGCCGGCGCCCAACTTCAATTGAGCGCCAATACTCGTAAAACCAGTTGTTGCAGGCATGGCAGTTTCCTTTCAGTTAAAAATCAGCGCCAGCGGATGCTGAACGACATGACGCGGCGGTGGGTGGATGCGTCCTCCGAGAAATCGGTGAAGTCGATCGGCTCCTTGGTGAAGGACGCCTTGACGGTTCCCGATGTGAACAGCAGATCGCGCAGCGCAAGCTTGACCGCCTCGCCGAGGTCGATGACCTCTCCCGCAGACGTTTGGCTGGCCCTGAACAGGCAGTGGATCTGCACCGACGATTCCGGGTAGTGCGACGAGCCGGCGAGCAACATCGCCTCGTCCTCGGCCGACAGCGCGACGGCGATGGCCGGTAAGTCCGTTGTCTGGGCGACCGGCATCGGCTCGATGCGCGTTCCCGTGATTGCAGTCACCCCCGGCGCCGCCATCAGCGCCTTGATGGTGAGCGAAACGGCGGTGATCATTCGACCAGCCTCGCCTCAACCTTGAGATATTGCCGGCGACCAATCTCGCGCGGCCGGCCGATGATCTCGTAGGTGTTGCTTTCGTAGACGATACGGTCCTCGGCCAGCACGTCGGTGCGGTGCCGGATGGTGAAGTAGGCGCCGAAGCTCGCGAACTCGCGCGCCGATGCCTCGGCCTCGGTCGAGCGATGGAACTCGAGCCTCGCCCATACCTCGTCGTAGGTAGCCCAACTGCTGATCGGCTGGTTGTAGTCGTTGGTACCGCCCGGCGTGTTGTGCTGCAGCTCGATGCGACGATCGAGTTCGCCGATCGACGGAATGGCTTCGGGCATCAGATTGACCTCAGCATTACCACACCGTAAAATCCCTCATGGTCGGTGAACGGTTTGGCAAGCTCGTTGTTGTCGCTGCTTCCGATGAGCGGCGCATCAGAAAGAGACTTTGGCTCTGCCGCTGCGATTGCGGCGGTTCAACGCTAGCGACCACCGGTAATCTCCACAGCGGCAATTCCAAATCGTGCGGGTGTGAAAAGCGTGAGGCGTGGATCCGCGCCAAGACCACGCATGGTCTCACCGGTACTCCGACATACATTTCTTGGGCCGCGATGAAGACGCGTTGCCTCAACCCCTCCTTCCCACGCTGGAATGAATGGGGCGGTCGTGGCATCACGATCTGTGACCAATGGCGCGACTCCTTTGCAACCTTCCTTGCCGATATGGGTGAGCGACCCAAGGGCAAAACACTCGATCGTATCGACAACAACGGCAACTATGAGCCAAGTAATTGTCGCTGGGCGACCACGTACGAACAGAACCACAACCGCTAAGCAATACGAATTATGGCAGACGTACTATTAGCTGCAGGAAAAATTACACTAAAATCCCCCGCGCTCGACGTCTTGTCGGCGAGGAAGTCCAGCACGACCACCGCCGGATCGGCGACCGGCGTGGTGATGGTATCGTTGTAGATCAGCGCGCCCCTGGCCGTGATCGTGCTGGCCGCCCAGGTCAGGTCGTCGAAGTCGGTCCATGCGACCGTCGTGGTCAGGCTCGGCATCGAGGCCGGGATGGTCAGCACCTTGCCGTTGGCGGTATAGGTGCCGCTGGCCGCATGCTCGCCCGACGTCGTGTATGCCGTGGTCGAGGCGTTGAGCGTAGCCGACGAGGTGTAGAGCGCGAGCTTGAAGCTGTTGCCACCCGAGGTGGAGAAATTCATCCTGCCCGCCAGCAGATCCTGCTTGAAGTTCGAACATACATAGTCGCCGCTGAAGGCCATGGTGATCTCCTATTTGCGATAGACGCGATCGGCCTCGATGGCCCGCTTGAGGCCGGCCAGCACGACCTCATGCATCTGGTTTCTGAAAGCGAGCGCCTGCGCCCTGATCGGCTCCGGCGCGGTGTCGGCCACGACCATCAGCCTGGCGACGATGCGCTCGGCGTAGAACTCCGGCGAGTGGCCTCCGTTGCTGGTGGTCACTACGCCGACAGAGCCAACTGCGATCTCGATCAGCGCGGCACTTTCCTGTTGAGTTTGGCGGCCCGTTTTTCCATCTCCGGGCCGATGCGGTTGCCGAACCGCTTAACCACCTCATCGCGCGTCGAGTAATAGGCCGGCGTCAGGAACGGATGCGGCGCCGAGCCGGGCCATTCGATGCCGCCGGCCCGTGACTTCGGCACGGTGCCGAACTCCACCAGGTGCGCGTACTTGACCGGCTTGCGCTCGCCTCTTTGGAAGTCGGCGGCCGGGCCGACGCGGTGGCGCGGATTGACCTTGGAGGATTTCGGCAGGCGCTTGATGGTCAGCGATGCGGCGAGCGCCCCGGTGCTTTCTTCAAACTGCTGTGCCCGCACATTGCGCCGGGCAGCAGCGAGCGTCGGCTGCAGGGCAAATCGCGACGTCGCATTGAGCGGCACGGCGACCTGCTTCGCCAGCGCGCGCAGCGCCGCCGACGTCTCACGGCTTCCGCGCACCTTTGCGGTGACCTGCATGACTGCTCACAATTTTTGGGAATGCGCTATTAAGCCCCCAGACGTGCGCACGTGTCAATGCCAGTGTCTGGAACCACCCACACCCCGAAACGCGTCCTACGGGCTTCCTTTGCCACGCCAGCGGCATTCTACGCCCACATCCTAGCCAGCGCGGTCAAATGCACCTTGAGCATGTCGGCGGCGGTGTCCCTTTCCCGGCGCGTCCGGTAGAGGTCGCGGATGTGGTAGCCGTCGCCGCAGACCTTGCCGACCAGCGCATAGCCGTGCTCGCCGAGCAGGATCTTGGCATGCCGAAGATCCTGCGCCGCCGCCAGACTGCGCTCCGAGAACGGTGACTGCCGTTTGCCGCTGTCGACGCGCTCGCCGAAGCTGGTGGCATTTGTCCGGACGCGGTGCACGGTTTCCCACGAACGGCAGAACCGTTCCGCCGCGCTCCTCTGCTCATCGCTGAGCGCCAGCGTCTTCACCGACCACTCGCGCAGGCTGACGACGACGGACCCGGTTCTCACGGCATGGCTGCAAAACTGTTGGCGCGGCTGTCCCAGATGCCGCCCAGCGCGAACTCGATGTCGGCGTCCGGCACCGCGTCGCCGCCCTCCGTTTCCAGCGTCGCCGCGATGGTCGGATTGGATGCCGCCACGTGCTGCGCCAGCAGCAGCGCGCCGTCCTGCCCGGTGAATATGCGGGCGCAGTAGGCGATGCGGTTGGCGTGGTTGGGCGTCGTGTCGCTCTCGGTCGCCACGTTCTGCGCCACCTTCAGGCTGATGAAGCTGACGCGTGTGTAGAAGGTGGGGTCCGCGGCCGCGTCGATGATCTGTTGGGTGCTCATGCTCCTAGAACCTCCGCGATGGTCGGGCCACCGAACAGCGTGTCGGGCGCGCTGGTGATGCGCTGGTTGAGGGGTATCTGCTCGCTGTCGAATGGCTCGATGGTGCCACCGCCATCGATGTAGCGGAGCCATTCGCCGGCCTGGCTGTCCTCGGCGAGGTGCCACTCCTGCCCCTGGTCGTCCGTGGCAATGACGCGCTGTGGT